CCTATCGCAGCTGTAGCTTTCATAAATAAATTTAAAGGATCTCCTGCATCTTTTAAATATTTATCAATAGCTTTTATATCTAAATCTCCAACACCTGGTGCATATCCTGGTATATCAGGAAACATTTGTCTGTTAGATTCAAACAATTCTTTTGCATATTTGTTTGTTGCCTCTAATTTAATTACTCTTGGGTTACCAAGAGCTTCTGCAAACGTTTCAAAGGCTTGATACTTAGAACCAATTACCGCTGCTCTTTCAGAAAATGTTTTAGCTGCTTGATTATATATCGATGAAGATAATGCTGCTGTTTTCATTAGTGGTGCATATTTTACAAGACCATCTAAATATTGTTTACCTGCTTCTTGTTCAGCAACTTGTAAAGCTTCTCTACCAATACCTGATACAAATGGAAATACACCAACAGTTTTAAAATAATTTTTACCTAAATCAGATAACACACCATCTTCAATACCAGTCATAAGTGGTAAAGGTAACCCTTTCTCTTTCGCAAACTCAGAAAGTCTTAAAGCTTTCTCTGATTTACCTCCGAATAATTTAGTTGTTAGTTTTCCTAAAGGACCAAAAATAAATGGGGTAAGAGCTGCCGCGCCTGCGTTCCAGTACGCAGCATTCTTTGTTGCTCTAAAGGAATTTGCTAATATATCTTGATCTATTTGTTTTTCTGGTAAATCTCTAAATTCATCTGTTATAGCATTTGCTATTGTGATGCCTGCTTGTTCATTTAACATATCATAAGTAATTGAACCTGTACCTGCACCTGCAGATCCACCTAATACTGAGTAGATTTCTGCTCTACCTACCGGACTAGCAACAACTTTTGCTGGAACATCTGCTGCTCTTGCTAGTAATTTTAATGCACCACCTAAAATTTTTAATCGTCCTGGTAATTTATCTGCTACCTTAGTTGCAGATTGTAACATCTTTCCTGGTCCTTTTTGCCAAAGAGTTCCGTTCTTTGCAGCACCAAATATTTTTTTTCTCATCACAACGTAGGGTGCAATTGATCCTGTTAAATCACCTGCAAGCTCTGCAGTTGGTCTCCCTTTAAACATTGAGTCTTCAGCTTTTAAAGCACTTCCTATTGGATCTGCATAAAACTGATCTGCTCTTGCAACTTGTTGTGCAGCTTCATCTCTCTGACCTGAAAGAGTAGACATAGTAGGTCCTTTTAATTCACCTCTACGAATTAACTCATCTATAATTTGTCTCTGTTCACGATTTAATTTGCTTGGATCAAGTGATTTATCGTCAAGTTTTTTTTGTAATTCTTTTATAGTAGCCATTAAATCTGTCCTAATTTTTCTAGTAAGTCTATTGTTGATTCATTTTGGAAACCAACATCAAGTTGTTCTTGTTCTACACCTGGTAATAAACCATATTTTCTTCTAAAGTTTTCAAGTGTAGCTGTATCTCCACCAAATTCAGAATAGATAAGTTCAGAAGCTTCGATATCTCCAAGTATTCTTTCATTAACAGCTTCCAATGATCTAACAACTTGTTTTTGACCTCTTAATAGTGGGAACACATTAACAAGTTCTTTTGCCATTTGAATATCTTTTTGTGTTAATCTGTCTTTGTCTTTTAGTGAGTTTGCTAATGCGTATGTTAATACTGTTTCGTTAATAGCTAATCTCTCTAAATCTGCTCCTTTTGTTTGATCAGAAAATATACCTAAATCTTTCAACGTCTTTTTAAATTGTGAATCTACTGATCCAAAGTTTTTATCTAAAAACGCATCAGCTTCTTTTTCAGACATTCCATCACCCATTAATTCTGATTTAAATGATTCTCTCATCTGATTTACTTTAGCCATACCTGCGTCTTTGCTTTCAAACATTGAGAAGCCAAGATCCTCTAAAGCACTACCTAGACGTGTTGTAAGTAAATTAAATCTACCAACTGGACCACCAAGAGTTTCACCTTTAGCAGCAGCCTCCTCTAAAATTCTTATAGTTTCTTTACCAATACCTAATGCTTTATATTTACCAGATAAGTTTCTTATTGTTTGGCCTTGTTCTTTCTCTCCAAACGCTGACGTAAAGTATTTAGAAAAAGTTCCTGCTGGAACTGGAGTGTATACTTGTCTTCCATTTGCATCGACTTGTCCTAATGCTGCCATAACATATGTTCCGTCTTTTAATAATCCACCAGTTCTGTTAACTGCTTTACCATTTTTATCTCTAAATTGAATGTAACCTGTGCTTTCAAAGTCTAAACCAGATGTTCCTTCAACCAAATCATTTTTAGCTGCAAGTTCATCTTGTGCTAATTCTAATGCATCACTCATAAACTCATTTTCCATTTCATTTTCTTTAAGTTTGACTGTCGCATAATTGTTAACTGCAGGTCCTAATGCCTTACCAAATACTTCTAATGCACCACCTAGTCCACCTTTTGTTGTAGTTCCTGATAATAAACCTGATGCAAGGTTAGCTAAAAAAACAAGTTTTGCTTGTGACTTTTGACCTGCCATTAATTCTTTTCTATATTTTCTTGCAAGATCAATTACTTCTGAATTTATTTCTGTACCATCTGCTGCCTTTTTCTCACCCGGAGTTTTTTTATCTAACTGATTTGTTTCTGATTTAATTGTATTTGCATTTGCTTGTTCGTTAGTAACTACCTTTGTTCCGGTGTCCGTTTTTGGTTTTTCTTTAAAACCTTTTTCTGCAACTGTATCCTCAGCACCAATTGTAACTGGTGATTTATTTGGATCATTATTTTTTACAACTTTATCTATATCAACATTGCCTTGGACAACATCTGATTCGTTATCCTGTTCTGTCAATTTATCTGTCTGTACAGATTTTTTACCACCTCTTGAACCCTGTAAACCACTTCCTGGTGCAGCGTTTTTAGATATTTTTACTTCTTCTTTTATATCTTCGTTTGATTTTACTATGTCATCTAATTTTGGTGTAAACTGTTGGTTAAACATTTCATCATCTAAATAAGACATTCCAAATTGTTTAGACTTTGCACTATGAGCTGCTCTTTCTTCAGGACTCATTTTTGCAATTCTTTGACGTTCTTTGTTTCCTGCATACATAAGATAAGCTGGTCCTGCCATCAAAGCTGCAGAAGTTGCAGCAGGTAAACTTGCTAGTCCAGGCAATGCTTTAGTTGCTAAAACAGACCCACCTATTCCAGCTGCTGTTTTTCCAATTGGGTCTTCTATTCCTAATCCTTTAGCTACTGTTTCTCCAGCTATATAACCACCTACTGCAGGTATACTTATCCCTGAAGCTAAAAATCTTGCTGGTCCACTCACACGCATTCTTTCAAAAAATGTTGGTGGTTTTCTTAAAGCTGGAACTGGAGCACTTGATATTGGGTCTCCTACCATTATTCCTGTTTGTGCATTAACAGTTTTTAAAACACCTTTCTTAAGTGCTTTGTTTCGAAACATTGGTCTATTTAATACTTTGTTTAAAGACATGTTTCTCCTCTATTGGTTTGCGCCTGTGTAAGCTGCGAATGCTCCTATACCTGTTCCAACTGCTTGTGCTAGTGGACTTGTTGTTGGTTGTGTACCCATAGTGACACCTGATTGTGTCTTAGGTCCAGCAGCATAAAGGTTAGCTAAGAATTCTGCTCTTTGATAAGGCTCGTATTGTTGTTGTAATGTAGTTGCTCTTTGTGCATCTAACGCTTGTTGTGCTAATTGTCTTTGTACCCCACCTGCACCCATAAGTTGTTGTAGATCTAATTGTGCCATTTGTTGTTGACCTGCACCTAAAGCACCCAGTTGTTGACCTGCTGCCAATCCAACTTGTTGTTGTCTTTGTGCTGCTCCTAATGCTGTGTTAAAACCTTGTGCTTGAGCTTGGCCCATAGCTGATAAAGCTCTGCCTTGTAATTCTGCTTGTTGCACACCTTCTCTTCCACCACCAAATGCGCCTGCACCAATTGCTTGTGCACCTAATTGATTTTGCATTATTTGAGCTTGTCTTCCAATTTCACCTGTAACATAGGATTGATATGGGTTTAAATATTGTTGAATCTGTTGCGCACCAATAGGAGCTGCTGCTCCTTGTATCTGTGCAATACCTTGTTGAACTGTACCTGCACCAACACCTGTTTGTCTTGCCTGTTGAAATCCTAATTGTTCTAAAGCACTTGGACCTGCTGCTTGTATATCTGGAAGATCAATTGGTTTTTGTGCGACCTGTCTCGCAATGTCCATCAATTCTATTTTTCGTTCTTCTATACCAGGTGCTTCTCTAACAAAGGTTGTCTGTGAAGCTGGTGCTGCTGGTGCCGATGATCTGCCTCCTCCAAAAAAACTCATATTATATCCATTTCTCTAGTTGTACGTGTTTCTTTTGCCATCCCCATTTCTTTGAGACTTTCTCCCAACCTGGTCTAGCCATGATACACATTCGTTTACATTTATTTAATTTTGCAAAGTTGGTTATTTCTTTTACTAAATTGTCTTCCCATAATTCTCTTCTTTTACCTGTACATATTATTATTTCATACTGAGAGTAGTTCGGAAGCTCTGCTATTCTACCAACACAAACACCAAATACTTTATTTTCTTCTTGCTCATCAGAACCAAACATAATCCAACATTGTAATGTATCTTTTTTAAGTTCATCAAAGAACCATTTTGAATCTGCATACTTACCTGAAAATGCTAATGCTTCAGCAACCATAAACTCCATTAAAGGCCAAAACCTGTCGATATCTTTTGGCTCTATTGGTAATATGCTTACTAATGGTTTAATTCGTTTTTGTGCTGTCGCCATACTTATCCTTCAATAAATCAAATACACGCTTGTATCTTTTTTGTTGTTCGTAAAAGTATTGGGCACCTTTTTCTCTCATGTCTTTCATGCTGTTTGGGTTTGCTCCAGCTATGATTCCAGCACCTAATACTCCATCTGCTCTTGTTACAAACTCTCCGTCTGCTAATTGAGCTAACATTGTATCCTCGTCTTTATCACCTGCACCTGATCCGTCCTCTACATAACCTTGTGCACGCACATAGTTATTTGCATCGTCTTCATTGTGTTCAAGTTTTGATGGTAAATAATTTATACCACCTTCATTAAATTTTCTTATCTCTGCTAATCCACCTGTTCTTAATCTTGTTTTTTCCATAGCATATGGACCCATTCTAAAATCACCTTGGTTTTTTGGATCTGCTTCTGGTATGTAAACTTTTTCGTATTGTTTCTCTTGTCCTGTTTGTGGATCAATGTATGTGTAACCAGGTCTTTGCGCAGCAAAGTCTGCATAAGCAACATTGTAAGTTGGTTGATAAATATCAGTTGGCCCTTGATCGAAAGCACCTAATGCTAAAGGTACACCAGCTGCAAGTGCAGAAATTTTTAAAGGATCATATTCTCCTTTTTTATTTCTTAATAACGTATCCATCATTGTTCTCTTACCAGCTTCTTCTTTTACTTTTTCCTTAGCTAATTGTTCAGCAGACATTCCATATTGAGACATTGACATATCAGGAACAGGTTGCCCTGGAACTCCTTGACCAATCATAGGTATTCCTCTAATACCTGGTAATGCTGTGAACGGAGTAAATGCTTGTTGTCCCGCTGTGAAACCAGGTAAACCTACAGAGGATCCAGCAGATAAAGCTGTCTTACCACCGTAATAACCTATGGTAGCTCCTGTTGCTGTATTAAGTAATCTGTTTATTCCACTGATACCCTGATCTTTTGAATCTTTGTAACCTCGGTAACCTCCGTAGGCTGCCATTGCATAGGGTAAGAATTGTAACATTTAAATATTTTCTCCTTTAGATCTAAAAGGCTAATATTACCATTTTACTTGTCCTTTATCAACTCATCGCCAAATCTACCTGTATAGGTGTGTTCTCCAACATGGCTGATCTCATCGTCAACATAGGCATAGCATTTACCACCAGTAGCTTTCCAAATCTTACAAAAGGCAAAATCTTCACCCATATATGTCTTATCTTCTGGGTTATGTAAGGTATCAAAGAAGTTCCATAACTCCTTTGTTTTCTGTAGTTTGCCATTAATAAGTGTATCTTGATATATCTCTTTATCTGGATAATGTTTCTTCATCTTGTCAAATACTTCTCTTTTGATTAACATAAATCCAGTTGGTGAGTGAGTTACCTCTATACAATTTTTTTCAATCTTAATATCGTCTGCATCAGGTACACGCATAGGAAACCTGTAGAAGGCTTTTGTTTTAAGATCTTCAGCAGTTTTTATTCTACCTTCCTCGATTACTTGAAGTCCTTTCTCCCAGCACATGTCTTTTAATGGATATGGCACAGATATTACATCTTTATCTGCATCTAACAAATGTTGTAAGCTGTGTGGTTTAAATGCAATGTCTGAATCTATAAACAATAAATGTGTACATTTAGTCTGTAAAAAAGCTGACACACATAAATTTCTACCTTGTGTGACAAGTGATGATTTAAATAATTGAAACATTAAATTTATTTTATTGTTCCAACAATATTTTTGTAATTCTAATACTGATTGTGTGTAATGTATAGATACTTCTGAATGACAAGGAGTACCAACAAATACTGAAAATTTTGGTTGATTAGATTTATCTTCTTTTTTATCAAACCATATTGGCTCATGATTTAGCATTTAAAACTCCCTCTAAAAAATTAGTCCACTCTAAACTTCTTTTGTTCCAAGAATAAAACTTCTTATAAAAATCTTGTTGCATCTGCAGGTGTTCTTGACATCTATCATGATGTAAATAATCAACCACGGAATCTATTGCATAAGCAAAACACTCAGACATGTTTTTATAGTTTGTATCATACTGAACATATACGGGCCACTCTGAGCAAGTCTCAAACAAAGCTCCATAATTAGTGGTGATCATATGTAGGCCAGCTCCAAGTGCTTCTATAGCTGATATACAGGATGTCTCTTCCCAATTATTGGAGTATGGAAATATTTGATAGTCAATGATGTGTTTACAAATATAATCGTTACTATGCCAACCTCTATAGTTTACATTTTTTAATTCAGCTGCTTGAGCATATAATGGTTTATATGTGTCATCATTATTATCCATAAACTCATTACCGTATATTTTTGTAGAAGAAAAAACATCAAGAGTAATATTATCATTTTTAATAAGTTGCATTGCACCAAGTATAATATTCAAACCTCTCCAAGGAGTTGGATGAAATATCATTTTTATTGGATCACCTTTTTTGTGTATTTTTCTTTCAGGAAAATTTTCTATTGCATTTTTGATTACTGTGCATCTTTCGGTAGGGACTTTGTATACCATTCTAAACTTTTCGTAACACCAATGTGAGTTAAAAACATACCAATCATATTTTTTATGATTGTCTTTATCTTTAAACCAAGGTGCAAGGTTTGGTTGGTCATATGAATTTTGTTGCCAAAGAATATTAATTTTGTCTTTTGCTAAAGGTATTTTTTCAGGAACTGAGGTTGTAATTTGAAAGTTATCTAATAGTTTTGAATCAACATACTTTTCAAGTAACTTTACTTGTAACTCTGTACCACCTATAGGATTCATTACTTGGTTTTACCAAATACTTGAAGAGATGCAACCTCAATTGCTACGTCCTGTTGAAGATCATCCACAGTAGTATCAGTGTTGGAATCAGCAACATCAGTATCAAAATGAGCTTTGCTATCATAAACTTTTCCTGTTCTTTTATTTTTGATTGTCTCTACAACCTTAGCATCATATACAGGAACTTTTTTACCATCTATTATTGTGTAGTTTTTATCGTCTTCCGCCATGATTAGCTCGTCCTTGTTTATTATAAGGTTTATAACTTCTTTTCTCTGACTTTGAAAGGCTTTTCTTGTGACGACCTGGCCGTTTCTTAGGCTTTGGTCGTGGCACGTAATGAATAAATTTTTGCCTAGCCATTTTCCTGCGATCTATCTATAAGTGCATAACTAATAACACCTGTAATTGCATTTGATGTATCACTCTCCATAAGCAACGTATCACCTGCCTCAAGGTTAATAGTATTAGATGCTAGATTCACAAAACTTTTATTTAGTTGTGCATGAGCAACCACTCTTGCTGTGCCTCCATTTTTTAAAACTAAAAGATCTACATCAGCATTTGATGCTGACTTATGAACCGCTTGTACACTTTTAACAATACCAACTGCAGAAGTAGATATTGTTAATACAGTCGTTGATGTGTTTGTGCTTAATAAATATGTTTCGTTTTTATATTGTATTGTCATGACATAAAATAATTAAAGGTATCTTGTTCGTTTTTCAAGTCCTGTTGAAATGATGTATTTAGTTGTGTTTTAACTGTATCAAGAGATTGAACAATCTGTCTTTGGTTCTCTTCTTCATATTGTTGTTTTGGTTCAGGAATGTAAACTGTTATTTTTGCCATTAATATC